AGGCGGCGCAGATGCTGAATCAATTGAATCCGTAAAACAATTTGCCCCGAAAGCGTTTCAGGTTCAGGATCGTGCTGTGACTGCCAACGATTATGAAGTGTTGCTTAAGACACAGTTTCCCGAGATTGAAAATATCTCTGTGTTTGGTGGCGATGAAGCAACGCCTCCTCAATACGGTCGTGTGATTGTTGTTGTTGATGTACAAGGTCGTGATGGTGCTGCTGATACTGAATTAGCATTATATAAAGATTATATTAAGAGTAAGAGTCCATTAACGATTGAACCTATCTTCCAAGAAGCACAATTCATATATGGTAAGACAGATATTAATGTAACTTATTCACGTAACAATTCATTATCAAGTGCCGGCGCCTTAGAAGCACTCGTTCGAGATGCGCTTGCTACGTATTCAGAAGATAATTTAAATACGTTCGCTTCGACATTAAGTTTATCTGATCTGAGTTATGCATTGTCGTTGAGCGATGATTCAATAACATCCATATCTGTTTCATTGGATCCCGTGATTGATTACAAACCTGTATTGTCTGTATTGGCAAGTCCTACATTTAGTTTCGGGCAACAATTAATTAAACCATATCCATATAATGAAGAAAATGGATTGGTTGATTATAAACCTGCAGTAACATCCACACAGTTTACTATTGATAATACACTGGTTCAATTACAGGATGATGGTAAAGGTGTAGTACAAGCAGTTGTTGCAAATGATCCATTACGATCTGTATTTAGAAATAGTTTAGGAACCATCGATTATACAACAGGACAGATTGTATTGAAGGACTTTATGGTATCAAGTTTTGAAGGAGCGTCAATACAGATTAGTGTGAAACCATTATCAAGAGATTTCACGGCGCCTAAAGATCGTATCTTTAGATTAAGACAAACTGACGTATCAGTTACAACAAGGGCAGTATAATGGAATATCGTCCGGCTTCGATTTCATCTCACATAGAGGATCAATTTCCTAATATCTATCGTGCCGAAGGTCCTGACTTCATTGCGCTTGTTAAGTCGTATTACGAATTTTTAGATCAATCAAACACACGAAACTTTAGTGCTCTAGGTGATATTGATAATACTATCGAGTCGTTCCTTAAGTATTATAAAAGCAAGTACCTACATTCTCTACCTTTTCCTGAGTCATCGACAGATGATATTGCATTCCTTGTAAAAAATATTTCAGATTTATATCGTAGTAAAGGTACACAAGAAGCACTTGAATTAATGTTCAAGATGTTTTATAAGCAAGACATTGAAACTTATTATCCCTCGTCCTCTATATTGAAGTTATCGGATTCAAAATGGGTGTTCTCAACATACCTAGAATTCAAACCCTCGGCGAACACAAACGATTTTCCTGTGAAAAGAGGTGATGTGATTGAAGGAGATTCATCAAAAGCAACAGCGTTTGTTGATGAAGTTGTGTTCTATAATATCTCAGGAGTACAAGTTCCTGTAGCGTATATATCAAATGTATATGGCAAATTCACATCTGATGATGCTTTGAAAGTGACACGATCAGGTTCTGAATCTTTTCCAGGTAAGATAATATATGGTTCACTTAATAAACCTGATGTTTTAATTGAAGGCGGAACCGCTGATAATAAAATAGGGGATAAAGTAAAACTCATTTCTTCTAAATCTGGCGTGTTAGGAGAAGGTGTTGTTCGTGCCATATCTGATATTCCTGAGGGTTCAATTGCCTGGGAATTAAAAGACGGGGGTTGGGGTTATGATACCTCTCTTGCTGTTGATGGTACAGGTAGTTTAATTAGTGAAAACAAAACATTAGTATCAACACAAGTATTAGTTGTTGCATCCGAAATAGATGCAAAACCTGGAGATACAATAACAACAGATTTTGCGGGAGCAGGTGTATTTGTTAATAATGAAGGTGGTGCGCAAGACAGCGGATTTGTATTAAGAGGAACATCAACTATTGTTCAATACGAATATCCACTTCTTTATGTATCTGCATATGATCCTGCTGATACAGATTATTCTGATCCTGTTGGTGTGTTATCGCAAACAGCACCTTATCATGATGGCGCATTCCATGTAAGGAATCAATCTGATTTGTCACAGATTGCAGAAATGCCAAACGGGTATGAAGGTGTAGTTGCATTAAACGGTTCTACATTATTCAATATTACTACATTAGGAAGTTTTAATGATACAGCATCATATGAAATAGAATCATATGAAAACACGGAAACAGTAACATTCTTTACTGATACAATAGGCGACTTTGCAAATACGTATTTAGGTCACATTCCTACTCCTGATGGATCAGGCGGATATGATGAAGTATTAGTTGAAGAGTCAGGTGATGTTGTAGCAGGAAATACATATGAAATAGTAACTGGAACAAATCCAAGAGCAGGTGAACAAGTTACCTGGACAGATATTCCTAATATTAGCACTAGCTATATCAATGATAGTTCCGACTTTTTTAGACGGACAGATCAAGTCGACCACAATTATATTACGGGGCAATCATTATTAGTTACGCTAACAGGATCGTTTAATCCTTTTGTGTCGGGAACAACTTATTATGTCAGAGTTGTAAATCAAGATTTCTTTCGATTGTATAACACACAACAAGGTGCAGTTAATAACGATAACGCCGACTTAGTGCAATTCACTTCTAGTGATATAAGTAACGCAACAGGAAATTTCATAGTCACATTTCCTACGATTGATTTCACGCATCCATATTTTGGCGCTCCTAATAGCAATCCTGGGACATTGTTTTCTGTGACTCCTGAACAACTTGTTGATAATGCTTTAGGTGCCGATGCATTCTTGGCAGGAACTGTTATTAATCGAACAGAGATAAATTATGGAATGTCAGGCAGCATATTCACAGATTACAGAACTAGGTTGGCAGATGCTTTAGGATCAAAAACAGCAAACTTAGGTTCATTAGAAAATATTAAGATTACGAGCACCGGCGCAGGATATACGAGCAATGTAAGGACATACATCTATAATGATGATATGAAGAAATTTGGTTACGGCCCATTATCAGTCAAGTTCAATGTTTCCAATTTTGATATTCAAATAGGTGAAATTATTGAGCAAACGATACAGGTTCCTGATTTGTCGACTAATAGTTTTGGTGACTTTACTTCTCTTAATTCAACGATTGATTACATTGCCAGAGGAAAATTGATTGGTGTTGACACAGAAAACGATGCATTCCTATTTCAACAATTAAGTTTTTATCCTTTCAGGGTAGGCGGAAGTGCAATACAAATAGCGGGAAATAGTTTATCGATAACATCAATAAAAAGATTGAGTTCTGATTCGTATTCACCCTTAGGTGAAAACGCAGTAGTTGAAGGTCGATCAGATTATCTGGCGGGTCGTATTACTGATGTGGATATTACTAGATCAGGGTTTAGATATGAATCCGGTGAACAACTTTCATTAGTAAACAATGACGAAACAAATACAGAAAAGTATGGTAATGTTGTTGGACTAGCAAAGGCTGATGTTACTCAGGCGGGAATCACAGAAGGTCGATGGGCAACCACAACTTCACATCTATCAGACAACAATAGATACATACATGATAATCATTATTATCAACAGTATTCATATGATGTATCAACAATATTAGATCCTACAGTGTATGAAAACACATTGAAGGATGTTGTACATGTTGCAGGAACTAAGTTCTTCGGAACACCTATGATCTCTACAAATAATGATGTTACTTGTGCAGTTGATTCTACTGTTGTGAAAACTCCAACATCATTAGAAGTATTGCTTAGGGCAACTCCTGAAGTCATCACACAAACATTAAATGAAATGTACGTGTGGTACGTTACTGGTTTGCTACAAGAAAAAGCGCCTTTACTTTATGAGGTAGTTAGGCAACGAGACAATACAGGAAACATGTACATTGATATTGTGCTTACTAATGGAACTGATGTTGTTGATGCACCTAACGAAGCAACACAAATGGCCGGTTATGTGGGCAACGGCACAACAGGTGATGCAGCAGTTGACACACGTATTCAAAGTTTAATTCAACATCTTATAAACAATGCTTCTTCAGTTGAAAAATCATTTCAACATCCTTTTCAACCTCCGGGGCAAAATGTTGACGTTTTCAATTTCCAGACAATTGAATTAATGATTGAAAATGGTGGTCCTAGCACGTATGCTTCAATGTATGATGCACTAGCAACATGTACGCTAGATGGTGATGGCGTTGATGAAGTTGAAATTACAAATCAAGGTGTGGGTTATGTTGTACCTCCTATTGTCACATTTAGTGCTCCGCCATCTGGAACAACAGCACAAGGAACAGCATCGATAACTAGAGACGGTCGTGTTTCGAAAATTACGATTACCAATGCAGGTACTGGATATACTGTTGCACCGACAATTACAATTAACACACCAACAGAGACATTAATTGTGAATGCAGGTAGTTTAGATGTAGGAACTACGTATCAAGTTATTGATATGGGATCTGTTGCAGGCGATGATCCGGCATGGGATGCACTTGGTGGCACTGATACATATTCACAAGGTTCAGTGTTTGAAGCAAAAAATGATGGAGGCGCATTAACAGGTGCAAAATTTATTCCTGCATTGTTGGCAGCAATTGTCGAATTGCCTTCAAACACTATAGTAGATTTTGATTAATAGTATATAAATAAAACAAACACTTAGGAAAGTTTTTACATGGCAAAGGTTGTAACTGAAAATTTTAGGATCGAAACATCAAACGAGTTCGTCAAATCGTTCGAGGATATGGCGAGCAATGATTATTATATCATGGGATCATCCTATTCAAAGAACAACACTATTTCTAATAGTCAAAAGGAAATACGGGATTTTGAGCGCAGGGTTATTTTTGGTAACAGAATAACCACAGACGATGTTAGATATATGTTTAACATAAAACCATGGTCGACAGGCACTGTGTATGACTCGTTTGACGATACACAAGATATGAGCACTAAAAACTTTTATGTTACTGTTCTTGATGGACCTATCAACGAAACATCATATAAAGTTTTCAAATGCATTCGAAATAATAACGGTGCGGCATCGACACAAGAACCATCAACAACTCAAGAGTCAGTAAACTTTGAAACCACAGTTAGTGATGGATATATTTGGAAATACTTATTTTCTGTTCCTCCTGCAGAATATATATTGTTCGGAACAAACACACTGTTGCCATACGTTAAAAATGACTTAACCATCTCGAATGCTCAGCAAGGAATAAGTGATATATTGATTGAAGCAGTCCCTGGTGGCGCATTTAGTTCATATATAACATCGCCCGGAGATGATCCGTCTGCCGTGACTATAAAACAAGTACAAACAATATCATCAAACAGATTCCAGGTCACTGTAACTGCGCTGAATGAACCGAAGTCAACAGTTGATACATATAGAGGATTATATCTCCGCACAAGTAATTCTAATGTGTATGACATAGTTAATAGTAATAGCCCTGCATTTGCCGGAACTGACAATCGTGACATTGAATTAACTATTTCTGTTGATGGCATTTCTGATGCTGCGGCATTTATTAATTCATTACTCGGAAAGCAAGCACAACTGTTGCCTAAAATTGAAATATCTGCACCTAATGTTGAGACGGGTACACAGGCAATTGCGTATGGAGTTGTAAACTCTCAAGGTGAATTGGTTGATATAAAATTTAACACTAAAGGCAGCGGGTATTTTTACGCAGAGGCAACAATAATTCAACCAGGTGTATTGGCATCACAGGCATTGCCTGATTCAACACTTCGTGTTATTTGCTCTCCAGAAGGCGGACACGGATCAGATCCTGTACATGAATTGTTTATGAGTAGGGTGTCAACTGTAACAACATTTATCAGCGACATAACAACAAACACTCCTGATACAAATACATACACTAAGATTGGTGTTGTGAAAAATCCTCTGTTTCAGGTTATTGGGACATCAAATATTGTTGCGACATCCAAATACAGAATAACAAATTTGGGAGTAGGCGATCAACAATCTAATTGGAACACTGCGGCAGGAACAACAGGTGTTGAATATGTTGTCGGGTCAGTATTTGTTGCATCGCAACCTGTGCAAACTGATGGCGGACAAGTTATGCCGTTACCAGAAACATTTGATAACAGAGAGCGACTACAGATTGATAATCAAGTATTAACAGATACTGCAGTTGTTGATGTTGGGTTTTATGTGTCTCAGACAAATGCTGCAGGAGAAACTGCCTCTGGTATCATTCATGAAGTTAAAACTGTTGATACTACAGGTAACGGTATTGATGATTCTACAATATTATATTTAGTTGATACTGAAAGCACAGGGAGTAAAGGATTTGAAGTTGATGCCGTTGTTCCTGTCATAATTAAAGAAACAAAAGAATCTGTTAGTAGTACATATGTAGCATTAATAAATAGTGTTACACAAGAATTATATCAACCATATTCAGGTGAATTGTTGCACTTTGTTGATTTTGATCCTATCACAAGAAACAATACATCTAAAGAAAAAGTAAAACTTATTTTCGACTTCTAAAGGAAAGAGTAAATTAAATGGGCATTAATACAGAATTAAATATCGCACCGTATCATGATGATTACGATGAAACAAAACAATATGTTCGTGTATTGTTTAAACCCGCACGAGCGGTGCAAGCACGAGAGTTAACTCAACTGCAATCAATCCTTCAAAATCAGATTGAAAGATTTGGTAACAATGTGTATCAGAATGGTACAATCATTGAAGGTGTGAACCCGACTGTCGATAAAAAAGTTTCATTTGTTAAAATTAACGATCAATCAGCAATTACAGATTTGACAATCTATGCCTCAACTGATGAGGTTTCATATTACCTTACTGGTCAAACATCAAAATTACGAGCGAAGATTGTTGCGGGTGCCAACGGATTCCAAACTGATGCGCCTAATCTTAAAACATTCTTTATTAAATATTTGCTATCTAGTCTTTCATCAGAAACTGGAGTTGAATACAAAGAATTTGTTGGTGGTGAATTATTATCTATTACTCGAGAACAAGACGGAGTTGAGACATCTGTAACTTCTGTAACAGCGGCAACATCTACTGCCACAGATGGCACTGTTGATAATGTAGGGCAATCTCTCGCTGTAAATGTTACTAGTGGTATCATTTATCAAAATGGACACTTTAACTTTGTTGCTGAACAATTGATTATTGCATCTAAGTATACGCCAAATCCTGATAATATTTCTATCGGGTTTACAATTGAAGAAAGTATTGTTGACTCCGCTTTAGATGTATCGCTATTAGATAATGCACAAGGTTTCAATAATCAAAATGCTCCTGGCGCAGATAGATTAAAATTAGAACCGAAACTTGCAGTTTATACAACCACAACACGACCAAAAGATTTCTTTGCTCTATTGAGAATCGAAAAGGGTGAAACTGTTTTTGTTCGTGGCGAAACAGAATTCAATTCCGTTAAGCAGGAGTTAGCAAAAAGAACAAATCATGAATCTGGGAATTATGTTGTAAAAGGATTTAAAGTAACAACTGAGAAAGATGAAGATACTGGAAAGTTCTTTGCTGCTGTAGGACCGGGAACTGCATATGCGTTTGGGTACGAAGTATCAACTGTTGGTACGCAAAAATTAGAAATTACTCCGCCGACAACAACAAACAAAAAAATTGGGCAAGCAACAGGTGTTGAATATGGTGCGTGGTTGACAGTTGATGTGTCTGCATCAGGCACTGATTTTGAACCATTTGACTTCAAAACAAGATATAACTTATATGCGACAAACTATGATGCAAATGATGTATCCACACAAACGCCAATAGGATCGTGTTCAATTAGAAACATTGAGCCAGTAGGTGCAAACAAAGTTCGAATTTACGTTTATGGTATTACAAAAGACACTGATGATTCAGGAAACAATGCATTTAATAGATATGACAACATTGGGTATATCGGATCTGCATCTGCACCTATAAAAACTGAAATCATCGCAACAAGCGAAATAAGCAATATCACATTTGCAAATCAATCAACTATGTTATTCCGCACCGGACGTGAGGGAATGAAAAGTATTGAAAACACAGTGTTCACACAAAGAGAGTTGAGAACATATGCTAATGAGATAGACACAGACGATAATGGCGGCGAAGTTCAGATTG